CAGATCGCATAATGCCGACTATGTAAAAAAACGCCGATTTGCTATGAAATTATGGCAAATCGGCTATGTTACATAATCAGGCACACATTATGCGAACTTTCAGTTATTGTTTTTTATCCGAAAAAAAGCACCAAATTACTAAAGCGATTAAGAAGAAAATAGTCAAAAGAAGAGCAAAGGACAAAATAAAACTATCATTAAATTGTGTCATTTTTTGCCAATCCTTCAAAAATCAAAAGTGTTGATTTTATTCACTTTTTTAATCACCGGTTTAAGCTGCAGTAGAGCGAGCACTTGTAATAAAATGCCAATCACTCCTCAGCCCAATGTTGCTGTAAATGTGCTTCAAAATCTTCTTTTAAAATCAAATTTTGACACAAATCGCAGGGAGTATATTTAGTTCTTATTTTCTTTAGTGCAGGCATATTATCAGATCCACCTGCTCCAAAAATAGTGAAATAAATATCTGTTAATTCGCCCAATGTTAGATCGACAACAATGGGAGTTGTATTATCAAGATCATAATATTTAATTGTCATATCACATCTCATTAGGTAAAGAATTATCTGCAAAGGTGGTTACTTGCTCCAAAATATCAAACGCTTTATTAATACTTTCTTTATCGGTCAAGTAACCACATTTCACTAAAACATCAATTGCACCAGACAACTCATTTAGATTTTTTAAACAATCCAAAGGCAATAAAGAAGTATCTATCACTTGGCTTGCTTTTTCTTCTAAATATTCAAAAACTTGTTTTGTCATATATCCCCCGTCAAAGTGTCTAGACTACGCCTTGAGACACTCAAAATTTTTACAAGATTTAATTGTTTACTCGATGTGTCTCAATTCCCCTGAAGACACTTTTCTATACCGCTACGTTACATCAAAGAGACGGTTTTTTGTAGTCAAAGGGAATGATTTCAAATCGTTATAAATCCCAATTAGGGTCTCTCTCTAAGCCACGCTGTATATAGTTTTCAGCATATTGAATCGGTTGTTGACGTTGTGGAATCTGCTCAACAGAATCATTTCTCAAAGCTTCTGTATTCACAGGTTCATTACGTGGTTGAGCAAAATAATTAAAAGGTCGATCACCTGCATGTTTTAAGAGTCGTCTGCAATCTGATTGAGACACATCATGCAAAATTGTACCTTGCTGGGTATATGCTACATAACGTCCATTCTGCTTCATACAACCGCTAAACACAGGCTTTGACGTAATCTCATAACTGACTTGACTAGCATCAATATCATAAGGCTTATTAGGATTGTATTTAAGCACAATACTTTGCATGTCATTTTGCTCTTTTGCCAATAATTCAGCATTTCTTTTTGTCGGATCACGTAAGTCTGCACATTGCTCAATGGTTAAACCATACTGTTTAGAACACTGCTGATCTAATAAAAGATTCTGTTCGTCAGTCTTCTGATTAGCCGTTTGACCATTCGTTTTACTATCTTTTTTGGTATCTGACGCACTTTGTTTATCCTCAAATCTTTGTGGGTTAAAAGATTTAGTATTCATTAAACCAAACACTACAAAACCAGCTATTCCTAAAATAATTGATACATAGATAAATAACTGTTTTGGTAACTTAAATTTGATACTTGAATGGTCAGACGCAGAATGATAAAGCTTTTGATATTCGTCTTTAAAATGAAAGCGATAATGGTCGAAATACTTCTTATGTTTAGCATTACGATTTGCAGCAGGTTCAGGGCTAGATAACCACTTATCAAATACAAAAACATTTGTATAAGGCGGTTTAGAACTAGGACGCTTTATGAAGTACATCTTATCAATAAGCTTATGAATACCTTTTTCAATACGCGCAGGGTCCTGAGTAATTAACCAAATATCCTTGTTAAAATGACCATGAATTGTAAGGTCCTTAATCATCTGATCTTGAGAGTATTGGTTACCCTTGTACTCATATGCTTTACGCATATGTACTTCATCATAAATAATAATTGAACCATCCGGAGTATCTCGCCAATCATCTGGAGCAGGTTCAACTTCAGGTATTCTCAGACCATCAATATCACAATAAATTTGTCTTGCCGGTTTACCTTGTTCTTCTAATTTTTTATTTTCTTCAAGCATATCTAATATGGTTTTCACCATAAATTGAGATTTGCCATTACGTGGTTGACCACATACTAAATTAATCACTTTTTCGTACCCCAACTTGCATACTTGATAATGCAACACGTAAGGCAATAGCAGATAAAACCATACTGATAGCTTGGTCAAATCCACTTAGACCAACAACATACAATACGTTGCCTAATGTGCCCCAATAACTTTGAATGGTGCTTACAGCTAAAGAAAATGCTCCTTGTGTTGCACCGTATGTAAATAAAGAAAGTCCAGCACCTTTAAGTAATTTTGAGACGGCACTAGATAGAATTGTTTCTGATACTTTGGAAAGAAGACTAGCTAAACTCATAGTTAATCCTCCCCCTTAACATTAATACCCGCAACGATAAAAGCTGAAGTAATAGCACCAACAGCCAACACAGCAGGCTTAAAGAAAGTAAGAGCATCACAAACAGGTTGATAAGGTAATTCAAGAGTATAAGTCTGACCCATTAAAGTGAATTGAACAGAGTCTTTTGGACAAGCATCCGAACCCGTAAGAGTTACAGTACCTGCCGATACATCTTCATCAAATTCAACTTTTTCAGGGTCTTTTTGTTCTGGATCTTCTTTCATCCATTCATCTGTTTTTTTCCAGTCGTCATACCATTTACAGACCGTAAAAGCCCATTCACAGAAAACAGGAAATTGGATAGAAATTGATTGTCCACCAGTTGGATTTCCATCTGGGTCTTTGATAGGTTCTGTTTTACCATCAGCAGCATCACCATCATTAGTCCAACCACGGTCATTCTTATTCGGTGCGTCTGCTGTAGGAGGTGTTTTATATCGAGGATCGCCGAATGGCGCAGGCTGCCCATCTGGAGTCAAAGGAGCATTTTTAAGTTTATTATCCATCTCCTGAGCCAGATCATCACCAATACCTGTAGGATCATGTTCATAAGCAGAAGCAACTGAAGAATCCATTAGACCGTTATTAACAGAACTATCTAACGCAGGGTTAACAGGATCATGATAACCCTCACCTAACATAGCAGCCCCTAACAATTCAGGTGTAAGAGGAATCTTTTGATCCTCAGGCTGTGGTGCTTTGGGATCATATAAAGGGTTTTTAATGGTATCGAAAGTTTGAGTTGTTGAACCACCTGAACGCGACAGAGCACAACTCATAATAGGCATACCTTCAGCATTAGGTTTTGAAGTACAACTATTAACAGTCCAACCATTTTGAGCAGCAATTGGCTCCAAAGCCGATTTACAATTAGCAGATGTATAACAGATCAAATTCTGAGTAGCGATTCTAAAAGCATATTGGTAGTTTTTAGGATCAGGCGAAACTGGATCAGCAGGCTTTTTCTTGATATAAGTACCATCTTCCATTACCCAGCCAATAGCTTCGATTAACTGAGTTACAGCCATTACGCCAACCATTTGAACGCCTGGATTCTTAGCATAAAAAGCGATACGTTTTAGCATTGTTCCACCCACCTTTGAAGCGGTAGGCGTTGCTTCAGCAATGGCAATTTTAGTTACTGTTCTGGTTTTAGCAGTTACAGGATCAGTCTCAAGAAATGATCTAGCAGAACGCCCATAGACACGTCTTGCATAATCTTCACGGTTCTGTTGTAGCTTAATTTCACGTTGAAGCCACCAATCCCCATCATCGGTGGCGTTAGCTTCAGACATTAGAATTATTGGTGAGAGGATAATTGAGAGAGATAAGTAAAAGCGGATTGTTGTTGAAATTGTTCTTCTTAAAACATTTTTATACCAATATAAATCATCATTAATAGCCATATGTACGCCCCAATATCACCCATGCTTCACCCCGTAAACGCGACTGCGAGCCCTCGCGCGTTTACGGTGGCTCGCATGTAATACACTGGTTCTTAGAATGCAGAACGGATGTATTTAAATACTTTGATACCTAGCGGAATCAAAATTGCAGCAGCAGCTACAGTAGCACCCGCAACCTGAGCACCAGACAACTCCCCAGTAATTTCAGTTACATCAATTGCAGCATTCGATGCAGCAGTTACCCCCGCAGCCGTAGCAACTACAGCAGCTTGTTTAAAACGTTGAAACATTACTTGTTTTTTAGTGTTCATGATTGAACTCCTTACTTTTCAAAAATTTGCACTCGTATAGTTTTTAAACTCCATACGACTGCCAGACATAACCAAAAAGCGCCCCCAATTGTTGTAGCTTCGGCGTAGCTTAATGGTGGTAAATAAAGGTCAGCTTGACCCCATTGAAGACATGACTGCACCCCATTAGCATCAGGTGACGATAATTGCTTACAGACCATGTCCATTTCTAAAATCCCCAATTAGAGCCACTGGCTTGCGCTTTTAAACCACGCCCCCAAAAGCCAGTGGTATCTGTTATTTACACTTGTAAAAATGGATGCAGTAATCAGAGTGTTTTGTAAACTTTTTACCGCACTTCTTGCATGTATAAACAAATTCTGTCATAGTTAAATTACACATAAGTTGTTGATTTTTAACATATTATACATTATACGAAGCGGTAAAAATAACTATGTGTAATGTATAGCTTTATTTCGGTTTTCCGAAGATTTCAGGATGTGCAATGTTACTTGCACCATC